TCTTCGGCTGAAAAAGGTCTTGTAAGAACCCTTCCGGCAGAATCAGTTGCCAGTACCCTATAAGTCAAGTTCGCGCCAATAGCAGATGCAAGAGCATCATTTCTATAACCAAAAGTTACTACACCTCTATCCCCACCAGCAGCCGTACCACCAACTGAAGTTATCGGAGCGCCAACCATTGATGCAGACCAAGCTCCGCCCTGAACAGCAACTACTGAACCGGAGATGTTCCCATAAACAGAAGATATATTCCAAATAGTAGTGCCTTGAAAGCTCAAAACAGAACCCGCGATAGCCCAGGGTAGAGTTCCTTGTAAGGTGGCAACCGAACCCAGAACAGCAGTCCCCGCAGGAAGTTGACCAAATATTGATGCACCCGTCAGCATGCTTGATGGTAAAGCATTGACAACAGAAGAAATCCTAGTTCCCGATTGTGTAATAGGAATTGCCGAAAGAGCACTAGAAATAGTGATTAAAGGTTCATGGGCAGAACCGCTTGTGATACTTGTACGACCTGTTAATACTGATCCGTCAGAATCAAGAAAAGTGTAATTGTTCGGCATAGTTAATCAGTTGGCTTAGCTATGGAAGTATAGCTAGAACCAGTTGGTTTATTTATTCTTGTATAAGGATTTCCTATTGTTTGGGGTCGGGATATAGTCATGGGTAATAGCATCACACCTAATTTCATTCCGGCTCTGGTATATCTTATCCCGGTTGGCTTGGAAATATTCGTATAAGTTGCTCCGGTAGGTTTGGCAATATTCGTCCATGGCATCAGAATTCAAAGCCAGTTAGCGAAAGAGGAGTACTCTGTATAGGCATCTGCGACCCTCTGGCTAATGTGGCTATTAGTTGTTTGACCCGCTCCTCATATTTGGCATTAAAAGCATCTCCTTGGGGTATATTTTCTGCTCCTAAAGAGTATTTATAAGAAGCGGCTATCCTCCAACCCAAGATTCTGTAATCAAGATTTTCGGGATAGACAATAGTATCTCCTACGGCTGTGTATTCAGTTGGTTCCAGATAATAGAAAATTCTAACTAGGCTAGTCACATTATGGGCCGAGGTCGGAGTAGGGAATATCTCATACCAATCGCCTCTATCGTCAAAGTAGGGATTAGAAGCGCTGGCATTAGTTCTAATCCAGCCGACAGACTGACCTCCGGGGATATTGGCAACATCTAGTTGAGTTGCGGTTATATAGCCATCGGCATCTGTATTCGCGTAATTCAACTCAATAGATTTGAGCCAGAACATATCTGCTGGATATAAGTAAGTCCCCACATTAACAGTTCCGTTACGGGTAGCTTCTTGTAATTGAGACGCATCAACTCCGGCCGCGATTAAACGCCGTCTAAAGTCAACTAGGGCCTCGTTACCCCAAACAATTCCATTGGCGGCAGTTAGGCCATTGGAATCAGTTTGAGCTTGGGCTCGGGCGAAAGATAGTGCATCAGATAATACGGGCAATGTTTTACTAAATTAGATTCCGGTCATGTGTCATGTGGCATGATACACATAACCTCATCCAGTCTTTTAAATTTCTTTTATATTTATGGTCTATGTTCGCCCAATGAATTTTATATGGGCTTGTAAATGTCTTCTCACAATGTTCACATTTCATAGGTTTCCCCAGTTTCAGTGCTACCCATTTATGCAATCCTGAATATCCTACTTTGTCTCCTTTCCAATAGGGATTACTGTCGTCTTTCAGTCCTGGCAATCCTTTATTCCAAGCAATTTGTACTCCTTTTTTACCCTTATTCCACGCTTTCATTACACCCTTTATTCCCTTATTCCACGGAACCAATCCTTTTCTAGCTTGATAGTAACAGGGTCGGCTACAGTATTTCTGATATTTCCATTCTAACTGGCTAATATTATATTTCTTTTCAAATTCATAATTACAGACTAAACATTTCTTTAATAACATCTATTTGCGTTCAAATTGTGGCTTAGTAGTGCCAATTTGAATAGCACCACCAAGCCCACAAATAGAATCTTAGTTTATATAGTTGACAAGATACTAAATCCTACGTATTACTCGCAGCTGACTCAACTCTCGAAATTCTTACTGTTCCCACGGAATCTTCAAAACGGGTCGCACCAAGTGTGACTTTACCACCGATTGAAGTGTAAAGGTTCAAAGCATTGCCCGAGTCAGGCGTATTGGTCACGATCGCCTGCGGTTCCTGGAAGTAACCCCAGCCAAAGGCATCTTGTGAAAGAACTGTGGTCGGGAAGACATCCACTGTTGAATTGAAGTAGTTTTGATAAGCGCTTCGCAGGTATCTGATACCTCGGAAGTCTCTCATCGCGCCTTTCCTCAAGTCGTCAACGGAAGTATATCGTCCGACATCCACAAATGCTCCGGTTCCGCTATTATTCATTAGATCGGATTCGGGTCGGGGATTTATCACAGCCACAAAATATGAACCATCGAAGTATTTAGCTCCAGCGGCATTTGATGCGGCCAAGGTCGTGTAAGCCTCTGACATATCCGCCTGGGTCAAAAGGTCTCCGGCGGCTAAATCTGATCTGGCGGTCTTGTTCCCAGCATAAATGACACCGTTTGCTCCGGCATTACAGATAGTCTGAAGAGCAGTATCTACTAATCTGGCTAAAGCATTTCTGACATGCATAGTACAGGCATCAACCGTTTCAATGGCTGAATTCTGAACTAAGAGGTCGGAAATTGTAACTAATACTCCATACTGGCCAGGCCCTGAACTGTATGAAGTAGCACCCCAAGTGATTGAGGTCGGGTTAGTTCCCTCGGTTATCGCGGCAACACCCTGTGTGGATGATACGGGATAACCACGAGCATCAGACGTTTGTCCACCCTGAATAGAACCGGTTGCGCCAAAGACTGAACCTCCGCCTGTTACGGACGGGCCACCAGTGGTAGCCATAGATACATTTATAAGGACTGGAATCTGGTTAGTCTGTGGAAATACAATTCGGTCATACCCTTTGGGGGCATCGCGCCTTTTGCCGAGTCTTGCGTATTGCAGGTCTGGTTCTAGTATCTTAATCTCATCGGAGATATAAGATACGAGAAGTTCCGAGGTTTGGCTTGAAGCCCCGCCCCAGGTAGACCCTCGTACTGTTACTGGCATAATTTTAACTCTTGAATCGTTAGCTTATTGAGAGATCGCCACGCTGTTCAGCTTCTACAAGTTTTGCCCGTTTCTCTTCCCTGGTCATTTCGGAGATAGTTTTCTGCGCTCCAGTGATAGGTTGATTAACGGCGGCTGAACCTCCGGCAACATTATCTACCTGAACTTCTTTGGGGGTTAGTTTCCCTTCGGAAGCTAATGTAGATATAGTCGCGTCTTCAATCGAATAACCTTTTAAGACTTTCTCCTTGATCTTGTCCCTGAAAGGGGACGCTTCAGGATGTTTGCTTAATTGGTCTCCGAATGAATTCAGAAATTCAACCTCTTTTTGAAGACTAGAAGCTCTTGTTGCCTCTTCTTCTAGCTTCCGCTTTCCAGCATCGCGTTCCTCCGCAGTAAGCCTAACTTTTTCAGAGAGGTCTTTAATTCTTTTTTCTACTTTACTTTCTCCTTCAATTTCTTTGTCAAGTTGCTCTAAATCGAGCTCATTTTGATCTGTCATTTTTTGCAGTGAGATAGGAGACGAACCCTATATCACGAATTAGTCTTTTCACAGTTAAGCAACGGACTGGGTTGATTAACGAGTTTCTCGGATCAACGATTTATTTGGAATCGCTTTATATGCTTATCCGAGCATTCATACGAATTGCAGACAACCACCAGTTTATCGGGATTGTCCGGGTGTTCGTGAATGTTCAATACCGACTTTAGAACGACATCGGTGGGGTTTTTGGCCTCATCACAGTAGGAACATCTCATCTCGCCCAGACCTCTGAAATGGTCACAGAGCTGATACTGGAATTGAGAGGGGACATTCTTGTCTTTGATTCCACACCATTCGCACACACCCCCCCGAATTTCGGGGTATCGTCTTGTGTACGGTACTGTATGGGAACCCATGCGTTCTATCTTTTTAACCACTGGAGCGTTATAAGGCTCCGTCCTTTGGGTATTCATAAGTTTGTTTTTTAAGGTTTTCTAATTCTAATCTCTTATCATCTGAAATCTTTTTGAGATTAGTGTACTTCTTTGCCCACTCTATCTGGCCTTGTAGCCGATAGATATTAGGCAGATTCACTTCTTTCTTGCCTGCTTCATCTCTTAACTGGCGTTCTAGTTTATCCACTATTCCGTTAAGGAATAGCTCTTTCAGTTTCCGCCAATCTTCATTAGCCTCGACTGCATTGATTGCTTCAATGAGTTGGGCTAATTCTCCTTGTTGAGGAAAAGATAGTCGACTATCTTCTTTTTTCTCTATTTGAGAATTGTTCATTAGCGGGAACCTGATTGACTCTGGGCAATAACCTGGACACGTTCGTTAAGAATAGATGTAACCGCTGAAGTGTATCGCAGAAAGACTCTTCCTCTTTGGGAGAGAATTGGCATACCGGTATAGCTATGTGAACCGACCGTTGATGCTCCTGCGCTCCCAATGGTATTAATAACACTACTGGTAACCAGAATAACCGAGTTGGTTGTAATAGTACTTGCTATTACGTTGCCACCCCTATAACCGAATCCGGCCACTGGAACACTCAACCATTCAGCCAACACACTGCCGCCAGTGTTCGAGACTATGCTTGTGCGGCCTACATCATACCAAGTACCGCCACCATTATCTGTGGTCTGAAGCACAGCTGAAACTCCTCCTGCCAAAATTGATGCTTCTAACTTAACTACCACTCCATCAACATCCTGCGGAAGTAAAAATTCATTAGCTACTCCGCCTGCGGTTGAGGCCGGGCCAGTCGCGTTGATCGCGCTGTTGTTTACATCTAAGACTGTTCGCAAAGGAAATCTGATTGACATATTTGTTTACTTAATTGGTTTATATTTCGACCCCTTATAACAAAACCGACCCCTATGAGAGAGTCGGTTGGCCGCCCAACAGATTCTCCTTGACTAAAATCTGTTGGGAAGCTAGCTAACCCTCCCAAGGCGTCAAGGATAATTGTTTTAAGGCTTAAAGATTTTCTATAATCTCATTTACTTTACTGACTAATTTATTTAAGTCTTCATTGGGAAAACTTAAATCTATCTTACTGACTATTTTCTTTGGTTCTATTTTAACTTCTTCTTTCATTGCTTCGTTATATTCTTTTTCTAATTCAACCTGTTTCTTTGGCATTAGAATTCAGAGGTTAAGACACTGCCATTGCCTGCAAGAGTTTTGTAGGCTATGGCCTGAAATAAACCTAATTTTCTATTAACTCCCATAACACTTCCGCTTGTTTGATCAGAAGTGGATATAGGAACTGCATATCTTCTACTCTCACCTGATGGAACAACAAAGTCAAAGTTAGCTCCAGCCCCAGTAGCGGTTACGACACTAGCGGCTTGATTTGCCGCCCATCTACCGGCTACTCCCTGACCAACGGCTGTAACTTCAAT